ACCTTTAATTAAAGAGCAAAAGAAAAAGTATTTGTCTTTGCGACATCACATCAGCAGTATCGAAACCGCTTGTAATTTATTTAGAACTAACTCTGCCAATATCAGGGGAGAGAAAAAACTATATGGAGACCTATCGTGAAACATAACAACGACTTTAAATATGATTTAGATTTTGGAGTAATATCTGAAAAGTTTTATGGGAAAGTAATGCATGACTTAATTGAAGGCAAGACTGAATGTAAAGCTGAGAGAGACCAATGGGCCAAGACTGGCAACATGTTTGTTGAGTTTGAATCTAGAGGTAAGAAAAGTGGTATTGCTACAACGCATGCAGAACATTGGGTGGTATCATTTTATAAAGGAAACAAGTTATGTTTTACACTAACTGTGCCGATTGAGGACATGAAAAAGATAGCAAGAAAGGGTAAGCTAATACAAGGAGGAGATGAAAATACATCTAAAGGTATGCTTGTAAAAGTAAAAGATGTTATGGACTTCTTTATGAATGGCGAAGAAACCTAATAAAGCTACAAGACGATTATATGAACTGGCTGTCGATTATGGCTGTATTGTATGTAAGAATAAATATGGTGTGTATACTCAACCATGCATTCATCACATAACTGGTGCTGGCATGGCGTTGAAAAGTGATGACTTTATACCCCTTTGTCATCATCATCATCAAGGAGGAGAGGGTATACACACTCTAGGAACCCGTACATGGGAGGATAAATTTGGAAGACAACAAGAACTACTTCGAGAGTTTAAAGAAGTCTGTAAAGAAAAACTTAACTGATAAAGGAGTTATAGTTCACTTTACCAAAGGCGATGACTGTCTTATAGATATCATTTGTAATTACAATGGCAGAATAGCTATGTTTAAGTTCTTGGTTGAGAACAATTTAATTACTGATGGCATGTATCAGTTTAGAAAAAAGTTTTATAAATGGTATTACATTGTTAAAAAGCCTGTAGATGCACTAAAGATATTACATGGAATGCCAATAGAAAAAAGAGTAGATGAGCAAAGAGTTTCTGATGATAAAAAACCAAACAAAAAACATAAAGAAATTAAAGTAGATTTATTTCAAGAGTTTTTATTAAACATTGGCAAAAGATGCAAGAAATAAAAATAGATAATAATATTCCTGTGCCTGGTAAACAGGGTGGAAGGCCATGGAAGTATAAAGAATATGTTGATGCTTTTATATCAATGAAAGAAGGAGAGTCTTTTGTTGTATATGATTATAATGTCGTAGATTCTGTTAGAAGGTATGCATGGAAGAATAGTTTACCATGTAGATATAGAACATTAGCTAGAGATAAATATAGAATATGGAAAGCTGATGAGTAAAAAGTATTGGGCTAAGAATGGAATTAGTAATGACAGAATTTATTGGCACGCTCTTGTTAAATCGTCTACTAGATTTACTAGCGAAGAAAGAAGTATACTATATAAGATAGAAGACAGTTTGCCTAAGCCACATCAAGAAAGTGATAGTAGTTTTCCTTGGGGCGTTTCTTACGCCATGCAAGTGTACATGATTGAGAGATATCAAAAAGATGGAGAAAAATATTTACAATACCTTACATCTCGTTCCGCAACAGAAAAGAAAAGATTACAGGAGAGAGAGAATGAAAGTTGAATTATTAACACTTTTAACTGCCAAATCTATGAATTATGAGGTATCATCTTCTGCGAACCACGATGCTATTACCCCACAGGATATAGCTGCATTTTTAGGGAGTAGGGGATTGACCACAGAAGAATATGATTTTCTCATAGCAAAGTACACAGATAACAATTACGCAAGAGCAATGTTCTTTGACGATATATTTATAGATTGTGCTGATATATTTATTAAGGATAAAAAAGATAAACTAGTATCTAGTGATAAGTTATTGGTGCGTGCATTTGTTAATCTTGCCATCTCTGAAGTTATGGATAATGTGTGTCCTTTTTGTTTAGGCAGAGGTTCGGTTACTAGTGGTGATAAGATTGTGAAGTGTGAACATTGCCAGGGTACTGGACAATTTATATATGATGATAATAATCGATATGAAATTATGGGATATGATAAGAAAGGTTATATGGAATTTAAAAAACAATATATGAAAGTTTTAGAAAAGATAAAGGATATAGAGAATAGTGCTTTATCTAAGATTGGAGATGAATAAAAGTAATCCAAGATACATTAGGCCTGGGTTAAGGCATGACGTTTTAGTAAGAGATAACTTTACTTGTTGTGATTGCGGAGCTAAAGCCCCTGATGTTAAGCTGGTAATCGACCATATAATTCCTGTAAAACATGGAGGCAAATCAGAATTCTCTAATTTAAGAGCCACTTGCGAAACATGTAATCAAGGTAAATCAGATAAAATGCCTGGTGAAATAAAAATACTAGAAACAAAAAAGAAAACCATAAAAAAATTACAAGAAGAAAAAATAAAGATACAGAAAGATTTAGAAAAACAAGAAAAAAAATTAAAATCTAAAAACTTTATTCCAACAAAGATAAAAAAATTTATGGAAAAATTATTTTCTGAATATGGATTAACAATAAAGATTAATAAAGTCGGGTTAAATACTATAAAAAGATTAACAGAAAAACATTCTATAGAAAGAATATATGAATCAATAGATACATCAGAAAATATCTTAGAACAAATTGTTGAAAAAGAAACTTTTGAAGAAAAAAAAGAAGTTATAGAAAGATTTATAAATACTGTTATTTATCACACAGAAACAACAGATTATGAAAAAAGGAAAGGGTACTTAAGAGGTGTTGTAAGAAATAGAGTTTCATATTTTGGGGATTCTGAGCTTTATGCCTTGTCTTCAGACCTTGGTTGCTTTATGAGACAGTTTGATAATAAAAGAGATAAGATGGAAGCAATAGAATGTTTGATAAAGTTAGCTAAAAAACATCCAAAAGGATGTTCTTATGGGTCGTTAGGTGTAAAATTTTACGAATTTATAGAAACCTTTAGCGAAGCCTGTAAAAATTATAATAAAAAATAATTAATGAAAAAAAACAGGCTCTAGAATGCCCGTAATCCAATTTAATTAAGGTACCTGGTACGATTATAACCCACTAATGCGTAAGTCTCTTCTCGTCTACCTCAGAAGCTTCTGAAGGCTGTTCAACCTTTTCCTCTTCTGTGTGGTCCTTAATTGCTGCTAACTTAGGTTTTAGAGCAGGAATCTTGCTAACTAGGCCTTGTAACTCTTCTATTAGCTCCTCGTCAGTTTTATTTTGTCCTTTCTCTACATTTAGATTTATATTCTGAGAACTAAAACCACCCATCTCTAAAACTAATTTTGCTGTATTGAGTCTGACATTGTCTTGCTCGGAATGTAATAGGTTTTGTAATACAGATATTGCGAGTCCTGATGTAGATGCTATACGCTCTTCATTCTTTTGTTTGATTTCGGCAACATATTTGTTTTTAAGATAGTAGCCCATCTGTCTAGAATCATCTTTCCATCCAGCTTTAGCTGCACTAGCTGATGCGTTTCCAGCTGTATCACCTTCTGTGTAATACTCTATAAATTTTAATTCTTTTTCTCTATCTATTCTTTTGGGCATCTGCGTTCTCCAATAACCATATCTTTAATTTATTAATTGTCTCTTTAGGTAGAGGTAAGTCTTTTCTATATTTAATCCAAGACTTATCCAATACGAGACTCCCGTCTATATCTACTTGTGTATCACTTCCTGAGATGTGACTGACAAGAGTTATAGTTTTGTCGTTTTCTTCAACGACTAATCCGATTGATATACAATCGGCTAAATCGTTTTCTAATTCTTTTATATTTGTCCACCCTGATGTTGGGGTGATTGCGTCTTCCCAATTTATCACTACTAGTTTTGGTTTCATACTGTATATTTTTTACCTCTAAAGAATGCTGACCTGTGATAGTTACTAACCTGTACTAATTCAGGATGAACTGTCTTTTCTTTTGGGTCTACAGTAATAACAGCAAATCCGTTATTCCAATCATTAGCTACATTGTCTTCTAAGTATGGATGATATGCTTCTGACAAATGTCCTGTTTGTATTGCCATTGATGTAGTTGAATAAGTATTAAATGTTCTAGCATTTAATTGATGTGTGTGGCCTGTTACAATATGTATTCCACCACGCATAGCGTTTTGATAAGCGGTATGTACGCCACCTCTCATTCTGTGTTTAATCATTACAGTATCATCAACTAGGTGTGACATTGCCCATTCCCAGTCAGGAAATAAACTTTGTATTTTAAATGCTTCTAAATCTTCAAATGCTCTACCCCAAGACATAGCTACTTTAGATAATCTAGTTTCATGATTACCGAAGGTTGCTATTTGTTTTACAGGATATTTAGCTTTATCAATAATCTTTTGTATTTTATTTATTTGAGCTTGAGAATCATAAATCTCTTTTTGTACTGTTCTTTCTTTTGGCCTTATCTCTGTGTGAAACTTTGCAAACGAAGATAGAATAGATAAATCCATAATATCACCATTAGCTACAACTAATTTAAGTTGTCTTGTTTTAAGTAAATCTTTTAACACCTCGCACATAATTTTAAAAGATACTGTTTCGTGTCCTTCAAAATGTGCATCACTAAATACCAACATACAATATGGAGTGTTAGTTATTTTTACATGATTAGTTAGTGGTGGTAAGTTTGCCCTTTCTATTCTAATAATCTCATTACAGTTTCCATCTGAATGCGGAGCTAATCTTACGCCAGTTAATTCTTCTGCTTGCTGTCTGTAAAAAGACATTGTTCCTGAATCTGTAGATAATCCTAGATATTCAAAAACGTCTTTTTGTTTTTTCATTCCTGGCAGGTTCCAGGCTCTTACGATGTCATGTGCTGTGGCTAGCGATATGCTAGACCTATTTGTGCTTGGCATGTTTTTTTTCCTGTGTAATTAAATATTCGAGATACCACTTAGCTTTCTCTAAGTCTTGTATAGGTGTGCCTTTGTAAGGGAATCGGGTAACGTATTTCACGATGTTCCCACGAACATAATCCATATCCCAGGACCTGATGTATTCGATTGTCTCTATACCTTTAGTATAATGACTTGGCCGATTAATAAGGTCTTCTTTCTTCTTCATCAATCTTATCCATAACTTCATCCCAAGTTATTGCTTCACAGTTTAAGAACACTATACCACCATATTTATAATCAAGTCTATTATTAATCCTTGACTTTATGCTGATTTCTGCCCCTGGGTCTATCGCATGGATTGCTTTGATGATTTGCATTTCCCTTTTTGTATAAGGTATATTTGCACTCATAGTTATCTCCTATTAGTCTAAGCGAACATCCATCTTGTGATGTAGTACGACATAACTAATATTAGTATAAACTCTAAGACTGATATTTCAGGTCTTAGATATTTCGTTCTTACCTTACTTAATAAGAACTTAATTATCTTTATCATCTCATTAAAGGATTGCTATTTCTAGCTTTTAAGTCCTCTACCTGAGTTTTTAATATTGATAATTCTTTTTCTAAAGGTGTAATATCAGGTACTGATTTAGATTCTAGCACCTCAACCCTTTGAATTAATTGACCTTGGAAAACAAATAGACTACCAAGACTGATAGCTATACCTAGTATCCCTGCAATTACCTTGATGTCCATAGTCTGTCCTCGTAAGTTTGATTTGGGTAAATGTCTCTAATATCGACATAGGTGCTATTTGTGTATGTGCCTATATCAATACTTTGTAATTCAGGTTGTATAAATATGTCTGAGTTTACTTGTGCATATTTATTAATCTTGCTTGGTTTTTGCATAGCTTTAGCAGTTAGTATTTGTACTGCTTTAAGCTGACCATCTATTGTTTTTATCTTTTCTGCTACCTTTATAGATATTTCTTCTATTGTTAGTTCGGTTTCAAAACTCCTACTGTTGTCTTGTGTGCTTTCAGATACTCCTGCTGATTCTGTTTCGACAGCTCCTCCTGTATCTTCACCCAATCTCGTATCTCTTTCTGTTTCTTCGACAACTTC